CCGTATTGCTCAAGTAGATTACGCAGTGGCTCAAGGCTAGTCTTGTCACCGTTGATGTAATCAAATCCATGGTTGGCAATGTCTTCACCGAGCATCTGCTGAAACAGCTTAGACAAAACCTCTTGTGCTATGTCACTACCCATAGCCTGTTCTTTCTTGATCTGATTGAACAGGGATGAGTAAGCACCTTTCTGTGCAGTAGTCATGGTTGGATTAGATGACATGAAGAGTGCTTCAATTTCATCTGGTGTTACAGTCCGAGCATACCGATCCATTGCACCATCGATGGCAGCTTTGATCTTACGTACGTCCTTACTGAACAGACGGTCAGGGCAACGTGCTCCACGGTGATCGTCATAAAACTGCTTGTCCATCAAGCTACGGATTAGGGATAGTTCCATGTGTGTTATTCTCCAGTTGCGATAATTTTGTGCAGTGCATCTACATCTGTCTGGTTACGATACTTTAGATCATCTGTAAGTCTTAGCACCTTAACGTTGCTCACATGACCACGTAACTCTTTGGCAAATGCCAGTGTCTTTGGCAGTGCATCAGGATCTAATGCAATGATGGCTGTCGAAAACTGTGTGAGATATCTCTTGTGGCCTTCACCAAGTGATGTTCCCAACACAGCAACCCCTGTAAACACACCACTGGTGAAGCATCCATGTATATCTGTTGCACCCACAATAGCAGCACTCACACAGTCCTCGACAACAACTGCGACACTACCACTGCCAAAACTGTATGGCAAGTCTCCATTACCATATCTTTTCCACTTGGGTATTTTTGCACCAAGTGATCGGCCAGTAGCATCTACCATTACATCCGCTTGCATGACTGGAAACACAACCCTGTGTTCCTTGACATCATACAGCAAGCCTAACTGCTTTCCATCCAGTCCCCACTTGTCAGTGAAAGGTTTGATAGCCTTGTAATCTTTCACAATCCACTCAGGTTTATGGAAAGCTACGGCATGTGTTTCTTCCGCAGTAAATCCTAGTGACTTACGTATATCACCAGCAGTTAGATGAACACGTGTGCCACCACTTATCTTGCATGAAGCTTTGTAACAATTCCATACAAGTGATCCCATGTTATTGGTGATCGTAAATGTTTTGATACCACCACATGAAGGACAGTTTGTTCTACGTGTCTCACCACTTGCAAGTGATAGATCACTTATATGTTTATTTATATTCATGTTATATCACTTTCTGTGTAAGTAACTCACTGCGTTCGATTCTACATGCCCTTGCCTAGCTGTCAATGCACTATTTGCACTTCGGTATGTATGTTTCATGTATGGTTGCACAGAAGACACATGTGTGTGTCCCGTAACTGACATGACTTGTGGCAATGGAACACCAGCCTCAACCATTTGTGTTACCCCAGTTCTACGTAGGTCCATAAGACGTAGGCTATCAGACAGCCCAGCCTTACGCATTACTGCCCTTCCTGCTTTCGATAGTGTCTCCATAGCATACGGCACGAAGCTGCCACCAGATGGCTTTGGGTGCGGTGCTACGTAAGACTGGAAGTTAAAGTCTGCATACTGCTGCTTCAACATGGCAATCAGATCATCTGATATGGGAAGGAACACTTCCGCCCTACGTTTAGACTGCTTGAGATATAGCTGCTGCTTGTCAAAGTCTATGTTATCCCATGTCAGCATTCGCATATCCCCTAATCGTTGGCACCACTCGTATGCCATCTGCACTATTAAACCTATGCTCCTAGTATCAAAACTAGTATAAGCTGTGTTAAGAAAACTAACGACATCTTCGTGTCTCCATACTACCTTACGTTGTTCCGTTTGTTTTCGTTTGATGTTAGAGAAAGGATTAACAATCCCATGCTCCATCTGGATGGCAAAGTTAAACAGTCGTGATGCTACTGTGCACACATGATTGGCAAAGCTGACACCACGTTTAACCCACACTTCATACGCAGCCTTAGCTGCCTTGCTCCTGACTGCATGAAATTTCTTGTCACCCATTTCCTCACACAAGACAGCAAGAAAGTATTTGTAATCTACCTTGGTGCTGTCACGTAACATGTTGAAATCATTAGATTGATAGTAGGCATCGCACAAGTCTCGCACTGTGCTGCTACCATTCAACTTGACCACCTCGGCTTGTGCCTTACGCCACACATCAATCTTCTTATTCAACTCCCTGATTTGCTTACGTGCTACCTCAAAGTCTGTGCCAAGTGTCACCCGTTCTACCACCCCAGCATCAACAATATACTGGGGTGGGTTGAAACGATATGTCACGAAGCCACATGAATCCTTACGGGATTGTGTGTATCGTGGCAACTTAGTCATGTGTGTTACGCAGCCTCCAACAGTTTGAACTTAGGGTCACTTACCCATGCAGACACTTCCTGCTCACGACCCCACATGCTTATCGCATTCGTATCGTTCTCAGTGTTACGCAGGTTGAAACCATTACGTTCATCTGCATAGCTGGCATAGTTTGTGAACGCAGAATACAATGCGAACTTGTTGTGACCACGGGTGGATGCCTCTTGCAGATACAGGCTATACATCTTTTCCGCCTTGCGTTTTGATGTGATCAACTCATCTAGCAAAGATGCAACGTTTACATGGCGAGTGCTAGTCTCAGCCCACACTTGCAGTTGTTCTGCTTGCTGGTAGAAGTCACGACGGGCACGTGCCAGTTCATATATGAAACCATTCAAGGTAAAGCCACTGGTGTTTTTCTTCTTCACCTTGTCGTAATCCCCACGGATCATGCCGTTAGTGCAGAAGAAATCGATGGCACCGAAGTAAACTTGATTGCTGCACGATCCATCAATGCCATGCAAGGCAATGATACGTTGTGAGATAGACGTTTCGTGCTTGTCAGTGCGGATAAAGCTTTGGACAGACGGCAGAGTGATATCCACCATTGACCAAGCACCACCACGTGCAGTCTTCCACCGAATTTCAGGTGCCTGCAACTCATTCTGGCTCAGTGCATCAGTCACAGTGTCCCATACACCACGGTAGAAGTCACCGTGTGATGCACACTTGAACCCACTTCCTACAATACCAAGGTATTCGCCAGTGTTTGCGTTAATGACATACTTTTTGTCATGCACTTTGGTTTCTTCAAAGGCAACGTCAAAGTCGATGTCGGTCGGGATCATGTCAAAAGCCATT